CAAATCCTCCGACTTCATAAAGCTATTTATCATATCATTCACACTGGAATATTGACAATAAACAAATTGCAGATAAAAAGCACCAAGCATAGAAACAAAAGCGAGAATAACCCCAAGGGAATTCAGATTTTCTCTATTAGTAAAATTCCTTCCAAAACGAATAATGAAATAAATAATTACAGAAAATATTATATATAAAAAACAAGCAAGAATAATTAAATTTCTTTCATTCATAAATTTCAATGGATACTCTTGACCATTTGGTATAAAATAATAAAAATAACCCTTGAAATAAATTAAAATATATGGGAGGAAAAGTTCAGAAACAACGATAGCTGCAACGATATAAATAAAAAAGAATAGCACGCCCGAAAAAAAGCGTTTCAAACTCTTTTTTTTCACAACAATAGGATGCGCTGTCTTCTGATCAATACATCGTGCCAATTTTTCCGCATAATTACGCGCATCATTAATACTCATATTATTTTTTTGTAAATTATGGGCTATTTTAATACGATATCCAAACATTACAAGCAGGAAATGCATTTATTCCATTCCTGCCAGATATCCTAGACTTGCAGTCTTTTTATCACAAATTCCTAGAATTTTTCGTATACCTTTCCGGAAAAAGGCTTTTCCGAATTTTTAGTTTTGTAGCCGTTTTGGATAGCATCGATGTCGATGGCAACTCGCCAGCGTGCATGGATTTCTTTGTATAGATTATCGTCTGGCATTTATAGATGTAGTCGAGCCAAGTACAGAGAACGCAGGTGTAGATCGTTATCAGGAGAAAAAGAAGTCCACAGAGGATGCATAGTAATACGATGTGTAACATCGACAAAGCACTGCTACCAATTGCGGATAACTTCCATTACGGGAGTCAGACCCCCGTAAAGAGGATTATACCGCTGAGTCCAATGACATTCCTGGTTCTGTGTGACTTTTTCCAACCGACTCGGCACCACCATCTGAGACAAATGGGGCTGGTGATTCAAAGGTTGATCAAGAGAATCCTGCTCTTCGTCAAAATACCTCTCCCACCGATTTTTGGGCTGAGCCAATACGTGCTCTCATTCACAACTCCCTGAAAACAAAAAAAATCCTGAAATCAGGAAGTCAGAAAATGGAGCGGATGATGGGTTTGTGATAAATTACAATCAGATATTTACGCCAATCTGTAACACTTTTGTAATGCCTGTATGACAAAAAAGATGCCTGCCGGGATGCTTCGATTTCAATAACCCTTCCGCGAATTGTCAAATCTACAACTGAATTGACACTCGGCAACTTGCAAAAGTCCTGTCCATGCCTCCTGATGGAGACATGCCAAATAATTACACCCTTCCCATCTCCGATCTTTATCAGGAGACTTACGACAACCAGTGGCAGGAGCAGATCCAGCAGGCTACTTCCCGCTTGGAACGCTTCTGCGTGATCAAGTCCGGCCTGACGGGCAAGCTTCAGGAGTTCAGCTTCGTGGGCACCACGGAATTGGACGAGAAGCAGGGGCGCATGCAGGACATTGTTCTGGATGAACTTGACTACTTCAAGCGCCGGATGCTTCCGGTGAGCTTCTCCAAGCACCTGGGCTACGATGAAGACGACGACATTTTCCTGCATGGTCTGGATGCCCCCGTCACCCAAACCATCAATGCCCTCAAGTATGCCGCGGCCCGCAAGATGGACGACGTACTGTTCGGCCTGAAAAAGCAGGGCGGCCTTTACGTTCCCTCCAAGGGCGGCATTTTCGGAACGGCGTTTGCCGGCAACGACGGCATGGACAAGCTGGAACTGCTGGCTGAAAATGTCGTGCCTGTCAACCACACCGGAAGCACGGCCAAGGAATGCCCGATGACGATTGAAAAGCTCAACCGGGGCATTACGCTCTTGCAGGAGAACGGTATCCTCGACGACGCTTCCAACGCCTACGGCGACCAGGTGTGCTGCGCCATCACTCCCCGCATGCGTGAAGCCCTGATCAATGACGAGCGCCTGCAGAAGACCGATTTCGGCTTTGCATCCCTTCGCAAGACCAACGGCGCCCTGGACCCCATCATGGGCATTCAGTTCGTCATTGCTCCCAATCTGCCGATTGACGAGGAAGGAAACATCATCTGCCCCATGTGGATGAAGAATTCCCTGTATTTCGGCTCCTGGAAGCAGAACAAGGTGACGGTGGAGAAGCGAACCGACAAGGAAGATACCATTCAGATCGGCCTCAAGACCATCATGGGGTCCACTCGCATGCGCGAAGAAGCCTTCCTGCAGATCAAGTGCAAGCCCCTTGTTTAAAACATTCAATCCTACATTAAATCATCATGGCAACGTATCAAACAACCATTGCTGAAAAACAGCTCGCCCTGGCGGACCGCATCGGTCTGCCAACAGTTCCGCAGCTTGCGGCCATCCATACCAGAGCCGGGGTCCATGTGGCTACGGCGGAATTCACGATGCCCGCATCCGTGGCGGCCGATGACCTGATCGCCATCTGCAATGTTCCCTGCGGCGCCCGCGTGCTCCCCCAGCTTTCCCACATTATTTCCGAAGGTGTGGGGACGCTGCAGCTGACCGTAGGCACGCAGGACATGGCGGATGCTTATTCCGCCTCCCTGACCGTAACCGCGGCCGGAACCTACCAGCTGACGAAGGGTTCCCTGGCGGTTTCCGGCAAGCCGATGGATTCCACGACGATGCTTTATGCGAAGGTGGGCGGCACGCCGGCAGTAACCGCCGGCAAGAAGCTTGTCTTTGCCATTGCCTACGGCATTCAGTAATTCTTCCTCGTTGGTTTGTCCATAGGGCCGTCCCTGCAAGGGGGCGGCCCTTTTTCGCTCTCCCCGGCAAAAAGTAGTGACACTCGGCAACTTGCGCCAGCTTTCACCCTCCATTTATATTGGAAGGCAAATGAAGAGGATTTCCTTCAACGGGGGCGAGGTTTCGCCTGGGATTGCCGCGCGTCCGGATTTGGATGTATATCATCGGGGGGCGTCGGTATTGGAGAATGTGGATGTCTCCCAAACGGGTGGAGTTTCCCGCCGGCACGGCATGAAGAGGGTGATGGCCGCGCTGGAAGGGTCCATGATGGTGTCCTACGTGTATTCCGCCAGTGATCGTTATCTTGTCGAGGTAAGTCCAGCCCTGCTCCGCGTCTTGTCCGTCGATGGCGATGTGGTGGCTTCCCTTCCTTCCGTTTGGACGGCGGCCGACATTGCATCTCTGCGGCACAAGCAGGTCAACAGCATGCTGTTTCTGGCTTGTCCCTCACACGAGCTCATGGTCCTCAAGCGGGATGACGACGGCACGTTTTCCCTGGCTCCCTATGAGTTTAAGGCCCGCCCCTGGCGGTATGAGGAGTACCGGGATTTCCCGGTTCGGCTGACGCTGGATGACGGATGCTACAGGATTTCTTTCGGTGATCATTCCGAGGATCCCGATGCCGTCACCAACGAAGGGGACGTGATGCGCATCCAGGTGACGGTGCCCCAGCAGACCGGGTACAGTACAGGGGCGGTCATCCGCCAGGGCTGGGTGATTGCCAAGGCTTTTACCACGGCCAGTGCCTTCACCGCCGGCAAGAAGCTGTGCGTGAATGAGGGGAGTTACTGGTCCTGGTGGACATGCGACAAGGATTTCAACGGGGCAACCCACTACGTGGACGGCCTCACCTCTCCGGCGGATTACCCGGACCATTTCCACAAGGGTGTCATTTGCCATTCCAACACGATTACCTGCAAGGGCGCGTGGAAGTTCTGGTGCAATAAAGAATGGTACGGAACCTACGCTATAGAGCGCCGCTATCCGGAAGAGGACTGGCAGCTGCTCGGTTCCTCCACTTCCAGGATTGGAGCGGCATCCAATTTACAGATTACCGGGGACGAGGCGGGCGAAGAATGCTACCTGCGCCTGATGCTCTATGAGTCCCAGCTTTCCAACGCTTCAGACCCCAGCCAGGGGTTCCCCGCTGACGCCTGCGGCAATAAGCTGGTGGTGGACGCCTACCGCAAGGACGTGGTGCTGCAGCTGCGTTCCGGCGCCCGTCCGGCCACCGTGCAGCGGTTCACGATTCCGGCAACTCCGACGCTGCGGCATTACCTGACAAGTACGGCATCCTCCATCAAGGCAAGCCGCGTGTGGGTGGATGATGTGGAGATGACGGGAGCTTCCGCCGTGCTGACGCTTGGCAAGGCCGGCATTGATGTGACGCCCAGGGGGATTCCTGCGGATGATCTCGCCGACGGGCAGACGGTCCGCTTTGGGTGGACGGAGCCACGCAAGACCGGGCGCATTGCCCTGGACGCCCGCGGGATGCGGACAGTTTATCTTCCTGCAGGGGCACGGTTTGACGTGAACCTGGGGGTGGACCTCTACAACCGGGGCCGCGGCGCAGTGGTAAGGCTGACGGCTTATTCCGCTGCGGATGTGCAGTACACGACGTTGTGGGAGAGCAAGACAGATGTCTACACCACCCCGGCAAGCGGGTTTTACACGCTGCGAATTGTCCTCAACAAGGACAGTACCCTGGAGGCTGCCGAGTGCCAGGCCGAGCTTGCCGGGGTGGCTTCCGGCGTCGTCAAGCCGGAGGTCCAGGAGGATGCGCCCGCTCCGGCCTCCGTGTCCACCTGCGACGTGCTGCGCTTTTCTCTGCCCCTGGAGCCTACCGCCAAGGCTCATTTTTCCAAGTCCGGGGTGCCCACCATCAAGGCGCTGGTGATGGATCAGGGCCGCTGGACGTTCCAAGGTTCTGTCCTCGTAGATGGAGATAACCTGGTCATCAAACCCAAGGGGCTGACGATGGACGATTTGGTCAAGGGCCAGTCTGTCCGCGTCGAGTGGGATGTGGCCGCCGAGAATTTTTCCATCGGAGCCAACCAGCAGACCGGCTCCCGATGGGTGACCCGGTTCCTTCCGGCAGGGACAGTTGTCAATTTGAAAGGGTACATCTGGATGTACGCCGGCCAGCGCAACGAGCAGGCCGCCATGGTCGGTAAGTATTTAAGTTGGACCCCCAACAGCGGTTCTCACAGCATTTCCACGCACACGACTCTTGCCGGTTCCTGGACGGTTCCGGAGGATGGGTTCTATTTGATCTACCTGCCTTTTGTCAATGCGTTTTCCAACGTTGTTCAGTGGCCGGCGGCTTCTGCGGCGATTCCTGCTTGTGTAGGACACTTGGAGGGAGAGGTAACGGACTTGACGGCCTCCGCGGAGTATTCCTTGTGGGACAATGTGTCCACGATTCCGGAGGGCGTCCCCCCGTCCGGGGAGTCCCTGATGTGGAGTTTTGCCGCGTTCCGGGACGTCTACGGGTTCCCTTCTCTGGTGGATGTGTTCCAGCAGCGCCTGGTGCTGGCCGCCACGCAGGCCCAGCCGCAGACGGTGTGGTTGAGCAAGACCGATGACCTCAATAATTTCGAGGTGGGCAAACAGGATGATTCCGCGCTGGCTTTGACGCTTTCCACAACGACGCAGAACCGGATTTGCTGGCTGATGGCACAGTCCAGCCGGCTATTGCTGGGGACGGCAGATGCCGAGTGGGCTGTTTCCGGCGGCCAGGGTGTGATGACTTCCACCAACGCGCGGGCGGATAATCACGGTTATGTGGGATCCTCCGACGTGCCGGCCCTGATGGCAACCGACAAAGTTCTTTATATTGAGCGTGGTGGCGGCAGGGCCTATCAGTACGGGTACGATTACGAAAGCGACGGGTACGTTTCCCGCGACGTGACGGTGTTTGCCGATCATGTGCTGGCCCAGGGCGGCGGCGTTACTTCCGGAGATTTCATGAGAAAGCCCCATCCGCGCGCCGTGATGACCCTGGCGGACGGCACGATGGCTTTGATGACCTACAATTCCATGCACCAGGTCCACGCCTGGCACCGGCACAGGACCGAAGGCAGGATGTCCAACGCCGTGGTGCTGCCCAATGGAACCGGGGAGGATTTGCTGTTCGTGTTCGTAGAGCGTGAGGATGGCCGGTTTATTGAGGTGTTTGACCCGGACGGTCCATTCGTGGATGCAGGGCGCTGGGATTTCACATCTACCGTAGTGACGAATGCTCTGGATGTGGTGGAGTCCATGGGCAAGGACAGGCAGGCTGCTGCCGTGCGCGTGTTTTTTGCCTACGACACGGCCCCGTCAGGCATTGAGGTTTCCAATAATGGTTCCACCTGGGACCGGCTGGGCAAGACCAGGACGATGGAACGCGGATGGCATGAATTGCTTCCCGCTTCCCTGTGGAAGCGCGGCGTGCAGTTTGGCATCCGGGTTTCCGGGGACCGCCCCCTTGAGTTTTTAGCTATTGATACGCAATGACAGAGCCTGTTGAGACAAGACCTGACTGGAAGGAGCTGCTGGCCGACCGGTGGTGGAGGCTGAATCATCTTTACTGGATTGAGGACAAGGACGGGCAGATGGTGCGCTTCCGCCCGAACTGGGCCCAGGAGGAGCTTTTCAATAACCTCTGGTATCGCAATACTATCCTGAAGGTGCGCCAGCTGGGGATTTCCACGTTTTGCGCCATTTACATGCTGGACCTTTGCCTGTTCGGAAAGAACCAGCATTGCGGGATTATCGACAAGACGCTTCCGGATGGACAGGCAAAGCTGCGCAAGATCGCTTTCGCGTATGAGCATCTGGATTATTTGCCGGATAATCCGACGATGGAAGACCGGGCATTGGCTGCCTTGGGAAAGAAAATCAAGGAGAGCTGCCCGCTGGTGGAGAGCCGGACCCAGCGCATGGCCTGGTCTACGAACGGCTCCGTGGATGTGGGTACGAACCTGCGCGGTTCCACCCTCCAGTTCCTTCACATTTCCGAGTTTTCCTATACGGCCCTGCACGATCCGGCCCGGGCGAAGAAGATTCGGACAGGGGCTTTGAATGCCGTCGGGAAGAATAGCGTGGTGGTGATGGAGTCCACCCACGAGGGTGGCAAGGCTGGACTGGCCTACCAGTTGATGGAACAGGCCATGGAGGTGGTGGGCAAGCCTCTTTCCAGCCTGGATTTCAGGTTTTTCTTTTTCTCCTGGCTCCAGCATCGGGAGTATTCCCTGGACGGGGTGGAGCCGAGGCTGGACGATTTTTTGAGGGAGTATTTTGCCGATTTAAAGAAGCGCTACGGCATTGAGTTGACCGAGGGGCAGAAGGCTTGGTATGCCACCCAGTACAGGGCCAACGGGCCGGAGGTGAAGCAGGAGTTTCCGACGGTTCCGGAAGAAGCCCTTCAGACTTCCGTGGAGGGCGCCATTTACGGCAGGTGGATTTCCACCCTCCGGGCCGAGGGGAGGGTAGCCGCCGAGTTTGAAGCGGATGATGTGGCCCCGATTTATGCTTCCTGGGATTTGGGATTGAGCGATTTCATGGCTATTTGGCTCTGGCAGGTGATTGGCGGGAAGTATTACGTGCTGGATTACATTGCCGGGAATAACCAGGCGATTGATTATTACGTGGGGCAGATACGGATGAGGGAGAAGGAGTACGGCCCCATTACCCTGCACCTGCTTCCCCATGATGCGTCCAGGCGGGATTATTCCAAGACTTCCTTTGATGCCGTGCTGCAGAAGGCGGGGTTCCGCACGGCAATCGTGCCGCGTACGTCCGATATATGGACCGGGATTAACGCCCTGCGCAATATGCTGCGCTACTGCACGTTCCACGAGCGGTGCAGCCGGCGCCCGGAGATCGACGGGCAGAAGTATCCTTCCGGGATAGGTTCCCTGGAGTATTACCGCAGCCTGCCGCCGGGTTCCAACGGGTGCGTGAGGGAGATGCCGTTGCATGACGCCTGCTCCCACGGCGCGGATGCAGCCAGGACGTTTGCCGAAGCGGTGAGCCACGGGATGGTTTCCGGACATGCCGGGGTGGCGGAGAAGGTGAGGAGGCCGCATAAACGCCCTGATGCTCTGAGGGGAATGCTTTATTGAGAGAAGGGTTACTTCTTTCTGGTTCGAAATACGCTTTTAGGCAATCGCTCTGGTTTACAAAAGAAGCATTTACAGTATTTTCTGCTCGTGTAGTGCCTTACTCCAACCAAATCCGAACCAACACGATCTATTCTGGATAATAAAGGCTTTAGAAGAGCGTCTTCTCCAGTTTCTGCGTATCGTTTTAACGCATAAGCACACAAGTCAGCGATTTGCACCATACCTGTCAGGGTGCTGTCGACAAAGAGAGGTGTTTCTATGATATGATGAACTCCTGCCAGGAAGGTTCCTTTTTTATGGTAGGAATTCATGTTTTTCGTGTGTTGCTGAGCCACACTTGGGTTGTTGTCATGGATAATGAGTCCACGACGTTTACCCCTTCCGTCGTCCCTGTTTGAGATGCTTTTCAGGTATTTTTCTATACGAATAACTATTTGCTCAAATGACTGTGTTTTAGGAGTCAGGGCGGGCTTTCTCGGAGTGTATTCGTTTTTATCAATTATTTCAGCAAATATTCTGGCAGACGACCATTTCCCAACCATGCAGGATAATTCCTGAAGAAACCTCTGTCGCTCATAGTAAGTAAGGTGTATATAGGATTCCGTTTGAGAATAGTTCTTTTTATATTGCTTGTAGTCCTTTCCTTCAGATTTGCGTTTTTGAATGATTTTTTCACGCATAACTGTGACAGCTTCTCTTCTTTCTGCCGGTGTCATTTTCTCAAAATCCGCTATTTCCTCCTGCTCCTGGTAGTGGCGAACCATCCACCCGACATGGATCTCAGCTTCCGAAAGGCTGTAACTGGTCTTTAGTTGATTGATTTGCTTATCACATTTTGTCCATTTATCCACCGGAATGCCGATGGCAGCCAATACAAAATGATCGGAAACTCCCGGTATTTCCGGTGTTCCGGATTCATCAACGTAAAAGAGGAACATTGTTCTGAGAGATTTTTTAAGGACTGTAATTTTACAAAAAAAAAGCGACCAGGGTGGCCTGCCTAAGCAGGCGGCGAGTCGAACCGACTCTTCCCGGACGCACATTTATTTATACATACCAATTAGTTTTTGTCAACTATTCTACTCGGGTGTATGACGCGCGCATGAGATGCCTGTAAATCACCTCCGGCAAAAAGTAGTGACACTCGGCAACTTGAACGAAGTGCGCCCTCATGCGATTTTTGAGGGATGGACAAGCTGACGTTTTTTTCACAGTGCCTTTCCCTGCTGGGGGAACAGGAGTATGTGCTTGATTCTCCTGCGGCCAGAACGTGCGATTTGTGGTTTCCCTCCGTGATGATGGAGGCTGTGTCTTACGGGCCGTGGTCGTTTGCCACAAAGGAGTCCGTGCTGGAGTGCCCGGAGGGAAACGGACGGTTCCCCCTGCCGGAGGATTGCTTGAAGCTGCTGAATGTGGAGGCTAGGCATTGGCGCATGGCTGGCCGCACGGTGGTTTGCGAGGAATGCCCCTCCCGCCTGCAGGTGCGGTTTCTTTCCAACGATCTGGCCCTGGCGGAGATGCTGCCGGATAATGCCCCCTTGTTTGTGGAGGCGGTGAAGTGCCTGCTGGCCGCCAAGATGGCTACGACGGTGACGGGCAAGCCGCAGAATGTGGGCGTGTTCCTGGATTTGTACAGGCGCTACATTGCCGACGCCCTGCACCACGACGTGAGCCAGCGGGGAAGCAATGACCAGCATCCCCTGAAGGATATTTTAAAACGTTCCATTTTATAGGGTTATGGGAAGCATTGGTTCATACGCGACGAATAAGGGCAACGCGAAGAGCGCCCTGGCGCAGGGACGTGCGGCGAGGGATGCCGCTTACGTGAACGCAGCCAATACGGAGGCGGAGTCCGCTTCCGCCCTGAGACTGGCCGCCGAGAATATGGCTACGGCCAGGCGCAACCAGACGGCCGCCACGGCATCCGTGCGCGCCTCTCGCGGGGCGTCCGGCCTGACGACGGAGGGAAGCGGGCTGCAGGCGGAGCTTACGACCGCAGAGATTTTGGAGAAGCAGATTTCCGATATGTCCCTGGGGGCGGCTATCAATGACCAGAACAAGCGCCATGAGGCGGCCATGCAGCGCTGGGAGGGAGACGCCACGTTAGTGAGCGCGCAGAACCAGGCGGCGGCTTACAGGTCCGCGGCGAATGGAGCCCTGGTTTCCACGGGGATTCAGGCGGTGGGCGCGCTGGCCGGAGGCATTGGCGCCGGGCTGGGGGCGTTTGGTTCCACGACAGCCGCACAGGGGGCTTTTGCCGGGTTCAACCTGGGAGGGCTGGCCGGCAGCGTGTTTCCCGGTTCCACGGCAGACCCGCGCCTGGGCATGATGGAGCTGGGGTCTTGGGCGGCCAGTCCGGCCAAGAGTGATTTCAGTTTTTATAACTATACACAGAAGTGGAATCCTTACCGGAGCATGGGATTATGAATGCGTTTGATGCGACCGTGACCGCTTATGCGGAGGTGGGCCGGGATTTGTGGACGGACGTGAAAGATTGCGCTTCCCTGGGGCTGGCATTTGTTTCCCCGGATGAAGTGTGCCTGGCCCTGCCTGCCGACCAGCTGGGCGAGTTGAGTTTCCCTCCCGAAGAGGTGCCCCCGCTTCCGGAAGGGTGCCTGTTTGTATGGTGGGCCGCCGGGAAGCCGCGGGAACTGGCCCGCCTGGCTCGGCAGTTTGCCAGTAGAGGTTTTACGCATGTGGCCTGGCAGCGTTTTTTGCGCGGTCCGCAGGTGCATGTTTTTCCCATTGAACAACTTACCAATAACACGAAACGATGAAAGAGATTCCTTTATACGGAGGGCCGTCCCTGCAGGCGGCCAAGGCAAACCCCGCCACGGCGGCACGAGCCGCCAATGGAGACCAGGGGCAGATGCTGGGGGGTGCCATTCACAAAGCCGAAGAGGGTCTTCAGGGGAGCGCTGAAGCGTTTTCCAGGATTTCTGATTTCGGGGAGATGCAACGGCAGGAGGTAGAGCTACGCCGCATACGGGACGAGTCCGACGCCGAGTTTTCCAAGTTGCTTTCCTACGCTCCAGGGACCAAGGATAGTGTTTTTGATAAGGATGGTTCCATTATCAAGGGACGTCTGGATGATCTGGCTTACAAGTTCGGTCAGCGGATTGAGAGTTTGGGCGGGACGTTTTTCAGTCCGGAGAATGCCATCAAGGCTCGTGGCGTCATGGAGTCCGTGAAGGCGAGTCTGCCGGAACGTTATTGGGGACTGGCGGCCAAGCACCAGTTGAGTGTAGCCCGGCAGGCTTTTGAGACCAATTTGAAGCTGGCCGAAGAGAAGGGAGATTGGGGAGGGTATGAGTCTTCCATTTCAAATGCAGAGCACTCCAGCACCATTTCCCCTGAAAAAGCAGAACTTCTGCGCGTTAAAGGGAGCAAGGTCAGATATGAAAAGCAACAGGAGAATTTAAAGACGGCCTTGTTTTCCAGCGTTTCCGCCGACCCTGTTCATGCAGCGTCTGCCGTCAACAAGGGGCTCTACAATGACCTGAATCCTCTTGACCTGGACCGGGCCAAACGCGAGATACGCCGCCGGCTGGCCGATATAGCTACACCCGCCCCTCTAACCGCAGAGGACCGCCGCAATATTCAGGAGAAGAATATTGACGCCCTGAAAAAACAGCTTCCCAACGGAGCCACCGAACAGATGTGGAAGTGGGCCCGCAATGCTCAAAAGAACGGAGGCCGGATCACGGAACAGGACAAGGTGGAGATACGGGGAGCTTTCAGCATGGAGCTGGATAAACTGCCTGTCCCCAAGGACCGGGATGAGGCAAGGCAGATTGCCACCCGAACCATACAGAAGTGGTCCAAGCTTGGCGCTTATGATGGAAATGAAGAATACATCCGCGCCGTGGTGATGGATAAGCTGGATTCCCGGCTGGATGCCGCCAAGGGAGCCCGCAGGAATGACATTGGGTTGGTGCTGCGCCATATTCCTGATGGCGCCTATATTCCGAACAGGTCCGCGTCTGTTGAGGATGCGTACAAAAAAGGCGACCGGAAAAAGATTCAGGAAAAGGAGGCTGCCAGAAATTTGGTGGAAAGCCAGATTGAGGAACATGTCCGCGTTCAGATGGCATATTGGCGAGAACGGAATCCTGAAGCGAGCATTCATGATGACCGGATGCAGATTTTCCTGCTTGCCGCCGAGAAGGCCAAGGATCTGAACGAATACGATCAGCAGAAGAATTTGAGTATCGTAGAAAAGACCAAGGAGATTTCCCGCGCTTTCGACAGCGAAGCCCATGTAGGAGATACCAGGGAGAGGGAACCGGATTCAGGACAGGATTTCATCGACCGGAAGAACAAGGAGTGGAAGGACTACCAGGAGAAGCAGGTTCCCTACACGCCGCAGGTGGAGGTCGGGAAAGACAGCGCTCCCCTGGCCGTGCCCATGTCCTTTGTGGCTGGCAGGCGCGCCGGGGCCTATGTGCCCAGGGAGATGTACCAGAAGCTTGTCCAGAAGTATGGAAGCCGCCCCTGCCTGAAAGCCACCATGGACCAGTCCAAAGCCTATAATGAGGTTCCGGTGGTAGGGTTTTACGAAGGCCCCAACAGGGGAATTGAGCTTTCCGGCGACGAGTACGGCAACCGCCTGATCATGCTTGCGGGGGACAAGGGGAATGCGACCGTCCGGTTCGCACCCGAAGAGGTGCCCGGCATGATTGAGCCCGGCAACATTGATTTGAGCGCCCGCCCCGTCGTCCGCCATGCCGACGGCTCCATCAGCACGGTGCGTTCCATTTCCGTGGAGATGGACGGGAAGGAGTACCTGATTCCGACTGTTTCCGAGGACGGCAAGGTTCTTTCCGAAGACGATGCCGTGAAGCAGTTCAAGAAGACGGGTAAACACCTGGGCGTGTTCGATACTCCGGAGGATGCCACGGCGTATGCCAGACAGCTTCACGAGGACCAGGAGGGTCTTTATGCTCCGCAGCAGGGGGCAGCCAATGTGCTGAACCAGCCCGTTTCCTCCCCGCAGAAGGCTGCCCAGGTTCTTTCCCCGGCTCTTCAGCAGTACGAGGCCGCCTTCCGGCGGGCCGGGGAGAAGTACGGCGTGGACCCTGATTTGCTGATGGCTATTGCCATCCATGAAACGGGCAACGGAACCAGCTCTGCTTTCCGGAATAAGAAAAACGCCATGGGCGTGAGTCCGAACGGTGGAGGTCCGCGGTCATTTGAGACGGTCGAGGCCGGTATTGACTACATGGCCCGGCAGCTCGCCCGCAATTATCTGGGCCAGGGGCTGACGACGATTGCCGCCATCGGCAAGAAGTACGCCCCGCCCGGAGCGTCCAATGACCCCAGAGGACTGAATTCCCACTGGGTGAAGGGAGTTTCCGAATATTATTTCCAACTTAAAGCTTAACTAATTACTATGTTTGAAACAGACTTTTTCCCACTGGCGCAGGATGCGAAGCATTCCAGATTGCTGCCCGATTCCCTTGACCATTTACAGGAGAATGCCGCTTCCCCTTCCTTGCAGGATTGGGGACAGGCGCCGAGTTCTCGGAAGCTTCCGGAGTTCAGGCCCGATGAAAGCCGCCTGAAGGTATTTTCAGCATTGGCCCTGGGGGATGCCGCCGATGAGGAAGCCAGAAAGCTGGTGAAGGCGGAAGGCTACCAAGCCCCAGCCACGCCTGACGAAGAATATGATTTAGGAATAGGCGTATTCACTGCTTTATTTGGAGTAGAGAACATTAAATATCCATGGCTTTATTGGAAGGGCCAAGGAAAGGAAGCTCCTATATTCAATAACTCTAAAGAAATTTTTCGTGCTGTTTGGAATGACTTTTCAAACAAAGTGCGAAATGCTCACAAAAGACGTATTAATGATGTATGGAGGCGTATTAAGCAAGAAAAGTACAATACGGAATCTCCTTCTGAAGCTCTTATGTTGCATTTTAAAAGTGTCGTGAAGAATAACCCTGGGCAGGCATGGCTGGATATTCAGTCTGGCGCATATCGCCAATTTGGAAGCACTTTCAAGGAGAAAGCAATTCGTGAAATAGTTACAGAAATAAAATATCATATTAAAACTGATGAAAAGAAGAAAGCCATGCTTGACGCAGTAGCTTTAGACGCTCTAAAGCCACGCAATCTATGGAAAGATGAAACAAAATTCTTTGAAAAGCATCGAGATGTTGCAGGCGTTTTTGTAGTTAAAGTTATACTTGGAGATAAATTTTTAGACTATCCTTATTGCTATTGGATTATGCAGGCGAAACCTATTCCTGAATATGAAACAACATATCACGCACTGGCTGATATATGGGAAGATTATAAGCAACAAGTACAACTATTAGATTTGAAGAAAGCGCAATAATGCCATTTCATAAAAAAGCCCCCTGGCCCGAAGGCCAAGGGGCGAAGCAATCTAACGTAAAGGTGTGTAATATACCATAAAAGATACAAATTGCAACACGTTTATCATTATTTCGGTATTTACGCCTTTTCCCACTTGTCGAGGGTCTCCACGTACACGCCGGATATCTTCCCGCCGTCCATCGGCTCGATGTCTCCATACTTCGGGTTAAGCGGGTGTAGGACATAGTCCATCTTCCCAGTTTCCGGATTCTTCTTTCTGGCCAGTTTTTTGAGGGTAACACCGCGTTCGTCGTAATATTCCACGATCGTACCGGGTTTTGGTATGGGGGGAATAGTGTGCTTGCGCATAACCACAAGGGCGCCGTCTGCAATGATTGGCTCCATAGATTTTCCTTCCACACGCAACACGTATTCGTCTTTGCCCAGGGGGCGGTTTGCCTTGACGTGATAGGGGATAGTATCCCCCGGTTGTAGGCTCCCGGCGGCGATATTGCCAATGACAGCTAAGTTGTAGCTTTCCTCGGCTACTGAGGAGAAGGTCTCTACTGGGGTAAACTGCCTGTGGGCAGGTTCTCCTTTGGCCGCGTTTTTGTAATACTCCCGGGCAGTGACTTGGAGGATGTAGGAGACCATGTCTTCAAGCTTTTTGTGCATTTCGTCCGCCAGGGACCTGAGTTGTTTTTCAAAGTCAGGGGGAAGTTCAAATTCTATTTCTTCTTCTCCGTGCATCAGTTTTTCAATGAGTGAGAGCTTGGCGGGGGGTATCGGGCGAGCAGTTGTAATCCAATTATCAACTGTCCTTTTGCTGACCAGAGTTTTTTCAGCGAGCCACTCACGATTTTTCCCAATGGTTTTTAACCAATCTTTGATGTCTTTTGCATTGAGCATGTATGTATTTTGCACAAAGCGTGCAGAACGGCAACAAAAAAATATCGCATGATAGCACGATAAGCGTGTTTTTGTGTTGACCGAATTGCACATTTCGTGCTTGATTACACCATCAACAACACGCAAGACGCGAAATGATCATCAATCTGAAAAAAGAACCTAAAGAAGTGAGTGACTGGGTGAGAGAGGCAGAACGAGCCACAGGCTTGAGCGGTTCTGCTCTCGTCGTGGGAGCTCTTATAGATTTTTCCCGGAAGGCTAGGGAAAACAAGCAGCCCCGCCCGGCAAAGAATAAAAACCCCCAGCCCAAGAAGCCCGCGGCATGAATAGGCCTCTTACAAGAACAGACCTGATGATGCTCCGAGAAGAGAATCCGGAGACCTTTTATCAGTTAATGCCTGCAATGCGTATTCATGTATTGCCTGGCAAAGTGAGTAAGGTCGAAAGGGCCTCTGTAAGTTACGAGATCGTCACTAAGGAGGGCATCCCCTGTCCTGCAGATGACGCAGTAGGAACGCAGGTTTTTAACAAGTGGATCATAGACGTTAAGATGCGTATTGGGAGTTTTGTGAAGAGCCATGAGAAGTTTATAGTCATCGCTTTCCGGAGCTTTGAGGATGCGCTTTATTTTTTTTACTGCCGTTCTTTTGAGGTAGAACTTGCTCAAATGGGGGTTGAGGTATCTGCACCCCATTGTGAAGGAGGAAACAATGAGACAGGCAGTACTAAACAAAGCGATCAGGTCCAGCATGTACATGTTTTTTTGGCAGAATGCCGTGAGCTGGACGAATTGAGAAGGGCATGCAGTCGCGATGTGGAGAAGTACCCAGGTTACGCAGATGATGGCTGCGAGCTTTTTACTGCCGAGCAGTTTGAGAGCCTGCTGAATGAACGGGTGCCAATCCATGCACAAGAGTGTACCCGATAACCAGGAACCATTCAATTCTAACAATGATTATCGAATACGACACCGAAGACCGCTGCATCCGCGTGGACGACGTAGCCGTGAGCCACGCAGACGCTGAAAAGCTGATGGCGGAGCACGAAACCGCAGTGGCGGCCCTCGAAAACGCCCTGGTGCAGTACGAACGGGATCACGCCACGACGGACAACCCTGACGGACACCATGACTGACCTGGAACCCGAACTGATTGATGTGCTCAAGCTACTCGGCTGGCACGAACTGTAACCTAATGAAATACTATGACCTACCCTGAAACAGAATTTTACGACTGCAAGACTCTTGCTCTCCTGTACGATTCCGACCGGGATGTGATCAAGAAGACCGTCCATGAGTTGAAGGACAAGGGGCATGTGATTGAGGTCCTGTACTGGGGCAAGCAGGGCAAGATGAAGGTGCACGGCAAGCAGTTCCGAAGAGCGCTCCTGCGGGAATATGGAGAAGGAGGAATGAGCAAATGAAGGCGTTACTTCGAGCCTTGGCCATTGGTACATGCCGCCTGATTGCTGGCGGTGCCTGTGGTTTGCTCATTGCCGGTACAGCGTGGCTCATCGTGGAAATGGACAACAACGAACTACAGGCGGGGAAGAGTCCGCATTCCGGATTCACGCCCGACTGCCCGAAAGCTTTTGACGGCTTCGCAAAACCGTCCCGCCCCTCGCGGTTCGAGGAAAGCAATAACCAATAGAAAACCAATACAATGGATAATACCACCGAAGAAAAGAATACGCAGCCCTGCACGCCGGACGAAGCATGCTGCTGCGATCCAGTAGCCGAACAAGCACCCGTCACCGTGGATATGATTGAAGAAGCATATAACCGCCTGGAAGAGCTTGTGAATCAGTGTAAGACCCCTGTCATTCTGCATATCAAGATTGAGAAGGGTGAAAGTGTGAACAGCAGGACTTCTACCTGCAAAGCTGTTACGAAAATGGCCGGCGCAAAAAGTACGGAATGGCTTGCGGCTCGTGGCTACTTGGAAGCCTCCGGAACTTGTTTCTCCGGCAATCCCGAAACTATTTCTTTGGGAGTGAAGCTTGCTTTTAAGGAAGCCCACAGGAGAGCTGGCGTGAACCCCATTGCTGCCATATTAGGTATCGCCGGATGCGAATGCGAGGAGTGCAAAAACTGATTCAGTTGGCCGGGGTCCGTTGGCCCGGACTCCCGGCCTGTTACCAAAACCCAAGCATGAGTAATAATAACATGAATACGAATACAACAAACGAACTCACCAATCAAGCACCGGGCAATCCTTTTGCCGTTCAGGCTTCCGCCGGTGGCGGAGCCCTGGCTGCCATTACGGGCAATGCAGCCGTAACCGAGGTGCTGGCGTCTATCTGGATTGCCAAGCAGTTTCCTCGGGATTTGGCCGAAGTGACCGCCCGCATGAACCAGGCTTGTTCCCGGCTGACGCTGGCCCAGTCCGCCACTTACGCCTTCCCCCGCGGAGGAACGACGGTGGAGGGGCCCAGCATCCGCCTGGCCGAAGCCCTGATCGGAGCCTGGGGCAATGCGGAGACCGGGTGGAAGGAAGTTGCCCGACACTGGGACCCGAAGGGGGCGGACGGTAATGGCTGCATGGTTTCCGAGTGCGTAGCTTTCTGCTTTGACAAGGAAACCAATGTACGCCGCGAGATTTCCTTCACGGTGAATCACACCCGCGACAAGAACGAGTATGAGGGAGGCAAGAAGGTGATGAAACGTGTTGCCCTGGAAAGTGAACGGGACGTGTACGAGCTTTGCGCCAACATGGCTTCCCGCCGCATCCGCGCCTGCATCTTGCAGGTGCTCCCCGGCTGGTTGACGGAAGAGGCTCTGGCGACAACCAAAAAGGCGCTGGAGAACGGCGACTCCCGCCCTATGGCCGACATCATCCGTTCCCTGGAAGCGAAGTTCCGGGAGTACGGCGTTTCCCGTGCGCAGCTTGAATCCAATCTGGGCCACAAGCTGGAAGAGACGACCAAGCCGGAGGTGGTAAAGCTGGGGAAGGTGTACAACAGCATTGCTGACGGAATGGTGCGGGTGAAGGACGTGTTTCCGGATGACGACCAGCCTGCCAGGGAACCCGCCCTGCCGAAGACTCCTGTATCTGCTCCCGCTCCCAAGGCGGCTCCCAAAACGACGCAGGCCCCGCCGCCTGTAACCGCTCCGGCGCCGGAAGACGGTATTCCCGGCCTGGATGTACCGGAGGATGCGCCCTCCTTTGGTTCTTATGATCATTAACCCCTGACCTGTTAAACGATTATGTTTGATACCGATACCATTGAGATGGACGAACGTCAGGGGCTGCCAAGCGCCAGCGGGATGCAGCGGCTTTTCCTCTGCCCTGGAAGCTGGAATGCAGAAAGGAAGTGCCCGGTGGACGAAGAGAGCGATGACGCCGCCCTGGGAACCATGCTGCATGCCCACATGGAGCAAGGGACAATGCCGGAGGACTCGGAGGACGCAGAGGCCGTGGCTTGGTGCCACGAGATGGAAATTTACCTGTGCGAGAAGCACCTGGGAATGAAAAAAGACTGGACCGATGTTCAGACGTTGCGGGAAACACGCCTGTTTGAACGGGACCGCCTGTTTTCCGGCAAACCGGATATGGTGGCTGTCTGGGACCGCAAGGCTTTTGTGGTGGATTACAAGTTCGGCCGCCTTCCGGTGACGGCTGCCGAGTGCAATTTGCAGTTGAGCGCCCTGGCCGTGCTGGTGGTGGATCATTGCGAGGTGGACGAGGTGATTGTTTGCATCTTGCAGCCTTACGCGAGCCGCAAAGAGCCTGCCGTATGCCGGTACACCCGCGAGAGTGTGGAGCAGGCGCGGACGTTTTTCCGGGCCTGCATCAAGCTGGCGCAGGACGAACACGCTCCGCTGAAACCCGGCGAGACGGCTTGCCGGTATTGCCGGGCCCAGTCTTCCTGCCCGGCGGTGTCTCTGGCCCTGGTGAACGTCACGTCCGGGGATTTGACGGCTGCCTGGGAGCAGTGGACCCCCGAAAAGCGGCGGGAAGCCTATGACCTCGCCAAGCTGGCGAAGAGGTGGGCGGCCTCCGTGGAAGGGAAAGTGAAGGCAGACCTGCGGGCTGAGGTGGAGATTCCCGGCTTGGCTCTGGCCCCCGGCAAGAAAGCGTTTACGATCACAGATGCCGCGGCGGCCTTTCAAATCCTTAATGGCTTGTTTCCCAATGGCATCACGGCACAGGAGTTCACGGCTTGCTGCAAGGTGGGTATTACCGATCTTGATAAGCTGGTGCATTCCGTTCGCAAGGCTGCGGATGCTGGCGCCAAGGTAGCCGAGTCCAAAGACTGGCTGCGTAAGACGCTGGCAGGGTGTGCGGAAGTGAAAGTCTCTGATGGCTCCGTGAAGGAGATAGGGGGAGGTGCAGCATGATGACCACGCTGACCATTACCTTGCCTCACACGCCGCGCTGCCTGTCTCCCAACGCCAAGACCCCTCTCACTCCGAGGGGGGCGCTTGTGGCCGGATTCAAGAAGACGGCTGCCAAGAGCCGCGCCCGGAACATAGCCTGGGGCCGAACCTACGAAGCCCTGAATGGCCGCAGGATGGTCCCCACGCATTACCGGGTGATCTGGTACTACAAGGGCAACAAGCCGGACGCGGACAACTGCCTTGCCCGCTGCAAGGCGTACCTGGACGGAGCCTGCAAGGCCATGGGCATTGACGACCGGACGCTGGACTGTGCCGGGATTGACCGCGTGCATGACCTGGACCGGGCCGGACAGGTGGAAATCGTGTTTGAAAGGAGGGCAAGTGAATGAGCTACATCTTTTCGCGGGCGCTGGTGGAGGCATACTTGGAAGCGAATTGCTCGGATTCCACACCGTCTGCGCCGTCGAGCTCGAACCCTATCCCGCAAGCGTACTGCTCGCCCGACAGAATGACGGCCTACTCCCGCCTTTCCCGGTTTGGGATGACGTATGCACCTTTGACGGGCGACCATGGCGCGGCCTTGTTGACGTGGTATCTGGAGGCTTCCCGTGCCAGGACATCAGCGCGGCAGGTAAAGGTGCCGGCATTGATGGCGCCCGCTCTGGACTCTGGCGGGAAATGCACCGGATTGTTGGCGAAGTACGACCGAAATACGTCTTTGTGGAGAACTCCCCAATGCTCACTTCTCGCGGGCTTGGATGTGTTCTTGGGGACTTGGCCGCGATCGGGTATGATGCGGAATGGATGGTGCTGGGAGCGGACGACGTGGGTGCCCCGCATGAGCGTAAGCGCATGTGGATACTTGCTGTCAACTCCGCCGCTGGGGCAGGGCATGAAATTTGCAACCCCGCAAGCCAGGGATTTCAGGACGGGAGAAGCCAGAAGATGGGAAGACCCAGCCCGAAGTCGGAACCTGAACGACCAGATTGCAAAATTCCCGACTCCAACCTCACGGGATTGGAAGGACAGCGGCTCCAGCCAGGGCAATCGGAAGTCCCCGAACCTGGGAACTATAGCCAGCAGATTTCCTACCCCAAGAACAAAAGGCATGTGCGGAGGAAGTGGGGCTTTTCAGAAAATGAAAGCCCTGGAAGCCGAAGGGATTGTCACGACGGAAGAGCGGAAACAGATGACTGCGGGGAATGG